ATTCGGATCTTTCCAGATGAGGCTACGCAAGGAATGTTCTACCCTGGAAGTCTGTGAAATACCGTGCTCATACAGATGATTTTAAGACTTTGCTATGGCCTGAGATGAAAACTGAGGAACAGTTCCGTCTTTTGAAGGAAGATTTTGTACGCCAAGGTTTAGCTGACATCTACTCTCAAGAGATGTTGAACATTCCTTTGGATGTTACAGACACATTTTTTACTAAAGCCGACTTCCAACCCATCAAACCAGAGGAAGCTAAGAAGAATCTGGTGTACTACGCTACCTGTGACTTGGCTGTATCCCAATCCCAACGTGCTGACTACTCAGCTTTTGTAGTTGGTGGCATGGATGAAGACGGAAAACTGTACTGTAAGCACGTAATCAATCAACGTATGGACGCATTAGAGATTGTGGATACAATCCTGATGATCCAAAAGATCTATAAGCCCGTACTCTTCGGACTCGAACAAGGTACTATTCAAAAGGCTATTGGCCCATATCTCAATGAGGAGATGCTGAAGCGGGGTGAGTTCATCAACACTGTTCTACTCAAGCCTAGTGGTGACAAACTAACCCGTGCTAGAAGCATTCAAGCTCGTATGAGAAGTGGTGCATGTCGTTTTGACAAAGACGCTGAGTGGTATCAAGCTTTTGAAGATCAGCTTCTCAGGTTTCCTAGAGACAAGCATGATGACCAAGTGGATGCTTGGGCCTATTTAGGTCTTATGCTTGATAGGATGTGGGAAGCTCCTACTGAAAAAGAAGCCGAAGAAGAAGAGTACAGGACTTATATGTCTGAGAGTATTGATGTAGACTCTGGACGTTCCTCAATTTGCGGGTACTAGATATGCACTTAAAAGATAAATTCAAAGTTGAAGACCTTGTTTATGAGGCCAACATCGCAGAGCTTCTGTGTGAACAGGATCTCTCAGCTATTGGTTCTCAAGTCGTCAAAGACTTTGATAACGACGTTCTATCTCGCCAATCTTGGGAGAAACGAACAGAGGCTTCCCTTGAACTAGCTCTACAAGTAGCTAAGGTTAAGAACTTTCCTTGGCCTAATGCCTCAAACATTAAGTTCCCCCTCATCACTATTGCTGCTTTGCAGTATCACGCACGCAGTTATCCAGTTCTGATTGACTCAGACCTACCAGTTAAGTGTCGTGTGGTGGGTGATGACCCAGAAGGTATCCGTGCAGCACGTTCTACTCGTGTTGAACAGCACATGTCTTACCAATTGCTTGAAGAAGACGAGGATTGGGAAAGCGAAATGGATAAAGTCTTGATTACTCAGCCCATTATTGGCTGTGCTTTCAAGAAAACCTACTACGATCCAGTCAAAAAGCACAACATCTCTGAAAACGTGTTGGCAAAAGACTTAGTTGTGAACTACTGGACCAAAAGTCTAGAGACAGCACACCGAGTTACCCACGTTTTGCAGATGACCAAGAATGAAATTTACGAACGCACTGCTCGTGGTCTGTGGTTAGAAGGAATCTCAGAGGGTCGTGCTCAAAACATGGGGTCAATCCTATCAACTGGTGGATTGCAACACTCTCAAGACCGTGCTCAGGGTATGCAAGCCCCAGAGCCTAACGATCCTAGTACTCCTATTGAGATTCTTGAGCATCATTGCCACATTGACTTTGATCACGATGGTTATGCTGAGCCGTATATCGTATATGTGCGTCGTGATAACAAAAAAGTTGCGCGCATCGTTGCTCGCTACGACATCAAAGACATTGAGTACAACAAGAAGGGTGACAAGATCCTTTCGATTGCTGCCGAGCAGTACTTCACTAAGTACCCATTCATTCCATCTCCTGATGGCGGCTTCTACGATCTAGGCTTTGGTGTATTGCTTGGACCTTTGAATGAATCAATCAACACAATCCTCAACCAGTTGGTCGATGCAGGCACTATGGCTAACACTGCTGGTGGATTCCTTAGCCGTGGTATTAAGCTACGTGGTGGCAACTACTCCTTCAACCCTATGGAGTGGAAGCATGTAGACACAACTGGTGACGATCTCCGTAAGGGTATCGTTCCATTGCCAGTACGTGAGCCTTCTCAAGTTATGTTCACACTGTTGAACCTCTTGATCAACTATGGTGAACGTATCGGTGGTTCTGTAGACATCCTGTCTGGTCAGAACCCTGGTCAAAACACTCCTGCTGAGACTACTCGCACTATGGCAGAGCAAGGCATGAAGATCTTTAACGGTATCTTCAAACGAACCCATCGCAGCTTAAAGCAAGAGTTCCGTAAGCTCTATCGTTTGAACCAGATCTTTATTTCTGAGAACACTAAGTATGTGTCTAACGCTGAAAGCCAAGGCATTGTTTTGGCTAGTGACTACGCTGGTCCTGTAACTGACGTTATGCCTACAGCAGATCCAAGTGTTACTTCTGATACCCAACGTGTCAATCAAGCAATAGCTATTGCACAACGAGTGCAAGTTACCCCTGGTTTGTATGATCGTTATCAAGCAGAGTACACCTTCTTGAAAGCCATGAAGGTTACAAACATTGAAAAGATTCTTCCAGATCCTAAAGGTCCTAATGCTGTACCACCTCCAGGTAATCCTAAGTTGGAAATTGAACAACTTAAGGCACAGACAAAAGCTGCATCTGACCAATTGAACTTGAAGGTAGCACTGCTTAAACTGATGAGTGAAGCAGAACTCAATCAAGCTAAGATTCAAAAGCTTGAGGCAGAAGCAGAAGTATTTAAGATTGGTGTGTTGCATGAAGGAGAGAAACTCCGTCTGCAAGAAATCAACACACAAATTGGTATGGCTCGTGAACGTAGAGAAGGTGTCCTTGGTGCTATCCAAACCATGAACTCCGTCTTTAAAGAAATGATGCAAGACCAGCAAAGCACCCCACAGTTGCCAATGCCTGACATGGGTATGGAACCAACTATGGAGATGCCTCAGTAAGAGTTTTTAAAAGGAGAGAGAATGGAAGCTGTAAGTCCCAACACCTTTGAGGAATGGCAACACCACCCAGTAACTAAACGTCTGATGAAGATGCTTAGCTCGGATCGTGAAGCAATGAAAGAAGGTCTAGTAAGTAGTGCTTATGACGATGAGTCAGAAGTCAAAGGTCGCTGTAGAGCTATCGCAATCATCCTTGATTTGGAATATGGCGATCTGTTTGAAGCAACACAAAAGGTAGAAACAAATGAGTAATGTGTCAGGTATCAATCCAGTAGGTAACCGAATCTTGTTGTTGCCCATCGAGGTACAACAAACTTCTGCTAGTGGAATTATCCTAGCTACTGAAGAAACAAGCGCACGGGAACAGATGGCTAACACCACTGGTATCGTAATAGCTATGGGTGACCAATGTTTTGACGATGAAGTTGCACCTTGGTGTGCAGTCGGAGACAAGGTTATCTTTGCTAAATACGCTGGTCTTCTCTATCTTGGCAGGGATGGTAAGCAATACCGCATGATTAACGACAAAGATGTCACTGGCTATCTCGACGCTGACATGGATGTGGTTGATGTTCATTTGGCAACAAAGTAATTCTGGAGTAAGATATGAGTGAAGAAATTGTTACTAGTAACGAAAGCGCACCTGAAGTCGTAAAAGAAGCAGAGTCTCAAGGTTGGGTTCCAAAAGAACGTTTCCGTGGCAATGAGTCTGACTGGGTAGATGCTGATACTTTTGTAAAGCGTGGTCGTGAGATCCTCCCTATTCTGCGTAAGAATAATGAGAACCTTATTAAAGACTTACAGGCTACAAAAGAACAGCTTAAAGAGTTTCGTGAAGCAGCAGAAGAGTTTAAGAAATTCCAGAGAGAAGCCTACGAACGTAAGGCTAACGAGTACGAAGATCGTATCCGTGAGATTAAAGAATCCCGTGCCCAAGCTATTAGCGACGGTGACGGACAGAAAGTCAACGCTTTAGATGATGCCTTAGATCAAGCTAAGGAAGATCTCAAGGAAGCTAAACAAGCTGTTAAAGAAGTCGAGACATACAAAGAACCTGAGACAACTACTCAAGCTATGGAACCAGAGCTACAAGCTTGGTTAGATGGTAATAGTTGGTTTGGTCAGGATAAACGTATGACTGGCATCGCTAACGGAATTGGTGATAGTCTTCGCTTAGAGTTCCCTATGCTGAAAGGTAAAGCATTTCTAGATAAGCTTGATGAAGTGTTAGCAGAAGAGTTTCCTAATAAGTTTGGTGAAAAGAAAAGTCCTGCTAGTCGTGTTGAATCTGGCTCAGGTCGTCAAGGTCGAGGTGGCAGTAATGCTCAATCGTATGACAACCTACCCGCTGATGCTAAAGCTGCTTGCGATAAATTTGTTAAGCAAAAGCTGATGACTAAAGAAGAATACGTAGCAAGCTACGACTGGTCTTGATCTGTAAGTTAACTGAAAGGAAATTAATATGCCCCGCGCACTAAATGAGTTTGAAAAACGTGACCGTATCCTTGCTAAGCAAGCTGAACGTAATGCAATTGCAGAACCAACAGCTACTCCAGCATCAGACGGTGCAACTCGAAAACGCCGTAATACCTTTAATGGTACGGAAGCTAAGTTAAGTGTTCGTCAACAGATACCTGGTTACCACCTGCATGTCCTTACGGACGCAGGTAGTCGCATACAAGAAGCTATGGATAGTGGCTACGAGTTTGTAAGACCTGAAGAAGTTGGCGGCGTGAGTGAAAACGTAGTGAGCCGTAATGGTGACCTCGGAGAAAGAATTCGGTATCTTGTAAATCCTCGTGCTCAAGGCACGGAGCAATACGGGTATCTAATGAAGATTCGGCAAGAATGGTACGAGGAAGATCAAGCTGAGCTTCAGGCAAAAAACAATCGTATTGACGCTTCTATCCGTAAGGGCAAAATCACTGGAGATAATTCAGCGTTTTACCAACCTACTGGTGGAATCAAACTTAACTAAACGTACAAGGAGTCTTAAATGGCTAACGTATCCCGCCCCCGTGGTCTGTCTCCAGTCGGTACTCTGACTGGTGCGGCCTTCAACCAACAAGGCCAATTGTTTGCAATTGCTAACGACGCTTCTAACACATACGCTATTGGCGATGTGGTGAAGTTGACTACTGGCTCTGACGCAAATGGCATTGCTTATGTAACCAAAATGACTGCTGACTCTGATCTCCCTATGGGTGTCATTGTTGGTATTCGTCCTGCTGATCCTGGCGTAAGCTTGGAAGGCACTAACATTGATTTGGCTAAGCTGTACTTGACACTTAACTCTGGCACACGCTACGTGTATGTGATCACTGATCCAACAGTTATCTATGAAGCTCAGGCTGATAGCTATGCATTGGCTGATGTGAACAAGAACGTCGGTGCTAACTGGACTGCTAACCAAACTACTTTGGCTCAATCTGCTCCACAATCTAGCACTACCATCAAGGCTTCTACCGTCTTGGCTCTTGGTTCTTCTGGTTCTTTGGCACTGCCTTTCATGGTGATCGGTTTTGCTAATCGTCAAGATAACGAAGCTGGCACTGCTGCTAAGGTCAACGTTATTTTTAACCGTCATTTGTATAAGCAAGCCCAAGGCACTGCTTAATCAACAGCTAATTAAAGGAGAACTATTATGGCTGGCGTAATCACTACCGCATCTCACCCCAAGGCTCTGTGGCCTGGTATCAAAGCTTGGTGGGGTCAAACCTATGCAGAGCACCCAGAAGAGTACATCGACTTGTTCGATAAAGACACTTCTAACATGAACTACGAAGAAGACGTCCAACTGTCTGGCTTTGGTTTGGTTCCTGTTAAAGAACAAGGTGCTGGCACAGAGTACGACTCTGAGATCCAAGGCTTCGTTACTCGTTATACACACGTTGCATACGCAATGGGTTATATCGTGACCAAGGAAGAAATGGACGACAACTTGTATGAGCAAGTGTCTAAGAAGCGTGCTGCTGCACTGGCTTTGTCTTTCCGTCAAACGAAAGAGAACGTTGCTGCTAACGTGTACAACCGTGCTTTCAACAGTACCTACAAAGGTGGCGATGGTGTGGCTATGTGCTCTACCTCTCACCCCAACACTGCTGGTGGTACTTTCTCTAACAAGCCTACTGTTGACGTAGATTTGTCGGAAGCTGCTTTGGAAGATGCAGTCATTCAAATCATGGGTTTCCAAAACGACCGTGGTTTGTTGGTCTCTATCCAACCTAACAGCTTGCACATCCCTCGTCAAGAGTTGTTCAATGCTCAACGCATCATGAACTCTAACTACCAAACAGGTAACGCCAACAACGACATCAACGTGATTTCGACTGGTAAGTACTTGCCTGGTGGCTTTAAGGTAAACCACTACTTCTCAGCTCCACATGCATGGTTTATTCGTAACACCATCCCTGGCGGTACTGGTTTGAAGTACTACGAGCGTCACGCTGTCACGTTTGATCAAGACAATGACTTTGATACTATGAACGCTAAAGCCAAAGGCTACGAGCGTTATAGCTTCGGTTGGTCTGATCCTCGTGCCATCTACGGCTCTAACGGTCCTTAATCGTTACTAGTAACAAACCCCCTCTTTAATCGGAGGGGGTTCTTTCCATCTGGAGAACACAATGAGTTTTGAACGCCAAAAGGAAAAGGGTAAACGCCCAACTCCTAAACCACAGCGCACACCTAAATAAGGTTAGAATCTAATCGTCCCGATGACGCTTCAATAATGGAGCGTTGTTATCTAAACAACGTCAAAGGAACACATCATGTCAAACCCTACCCGATTTCTTAGTGGCGTAGCCACTGTCCCTGCAAGCCAACCTCTTGGCAACTACCCCCTTCCTGATCCTTTCCACACTGGTGGTACAACTGGCTTAGAAGTCTTTACCTACGAAAACGATTACACAGATCTAGGCAACGCTGGCTCACGTACTATTGTTGGTACTAGCTCTACATTTGCTTTGACAGATGGCATAGGTGGTATTGGTATCCTAACTCCTGGTGGCACTACAACAGCTACTACTATGTATCGTACTGCTGCTGCATTTAAATTTGCTGCTGAACAAAAATTCTGGTACACCACACGTATCGCTTATAGCGGTGTAGGTACTGGTATTACTGGTTACTTTGGTGTAATCAAAACTGGTGGTGCTACTACTGACAGCTTGCTGTTTAAGTTGGCTACTACTGGTGTTCTTAGCCTTGTGTCTACAGTCAACAACACTGCTACAACCTTGGTGTCTAACGTGACTACTTTGGTTGGTGGTACTTTTGTTGAAGTAGCATTCTGCTATGACGGTACTGATCTGCTCGTGTACTTGGCTCATCAACTAGTTGCTCGCATCTCTAACGTGACTGTTGGTAGCACTGGCACAACTTTGACAAACGCTGCTCTCACAGAAGTTATTCAAATTACTCCTGCTGCTACTCAAACAGTTTCTGTTGACTTTGTGTTGGTTGCTCAAGAAGTCACACGTTAATAGGAGCCAATAATGGCTAACTCCTTTACAACACAAATCCTTGAAGAAGGACCACGTAACGTAGTCATGAAATTGGTAGGAGTGTTAGACACTTCTAACCAAGCACTTACGACTGCTATTGATTTGAGCACTCTTAACCAAGGTGGTTATGGTCCAACTCCTACAGCAGTTCGTATTGATTCAGCAGACTACTCAATCAGTGACCAACTCAATGTCCAACTATATTGGGACGCTACAACTGATGTAGTTGCTCTAGCTCTTGTTGGTCGTGAAGACATGAACTTTAGAAGTTTTGGTGGTATTACCAACAACTCTGGCGCGGGTAAAACAGGCAACCTTCTAGTTCAGACCACTGGTTATGCTTCTGGAACTCAAAGCTATACCATTGTTCTTCAAATGGTAAAACAGGGACCTAACCTTTAAGGAACAAGACTATGCTTTCACCTAACGACCTTTACGAAATCCGTAAAATTATTGTTGCTACCCAACTCATTATGAAAGGTGACTTTGATAGTGAGATGGAGCGCATTGATAAAGCTGCTGACGTAGCTGCTGCAAACCGCAAAGCTGAATTGGAAAGCTATGAGTACGGAGTTCAAGCCCGTATTAAACAAGCTAAAGAAGAAGCTGAAGCTACCCTTGCTGCTGCTACAGAACGCACTGCTGCTGTAGAAGCTCTTGCTGCTCAAGTAGGTAAGACTCAAGAAGACATGACTGCTCTTGCTTTAAAAACTCGTGCTGAGTATTCAGAGTTGGAAAAACAAAAGAAAACTTTTGAAAAACAACAAGCTGAAGCACAAGCACAGTTAGCTAAAGCTCAAGAAACATTGTCTTCTGAGATCAGCATTGTTCAAATGCAACGACAGACTTTAGCTGAAGAACAAGCTAAGCTCTCTGCCAAACTTGATAGCCTCAAAGCTCTTGCTCAGTAAATATCATGGCAACAAAACCAACGCACTACTTTGTAGAGATTAACAACGACTCTACGACTCCCGTACCTGTAGCAACTGCAAACATTACAGGTAAGTTTCGTGAATCGTTTGAGGACTTTACTCCTGGTGTAAATTGGTTATTGACTACAGGTAGCGGCGACATTGTGCAGACCGATGGTAATGCAGTGTCAGCCAGCTACTTGGTCATTTCAAAAGACCCGCTGACCGCAAACACCGAGACGATCCTGACCTACAACGGGTCGTTCCCCATGCCGATTGAAACATCGGTTGGTTTGTCTATGTCTCAGCGCGTTCTTGGACAAGAACTTTCAATGGAGTTGGTAAGCACTGAAGCGCCACTCCCTCCAGTTCCTGACGTTGCAATCTCAAGCATTAGCCAGTCAACCACAACGCTCACAGTAAATACAGCAACGGCACATGGTTTGGTGCCCGGCAAACGTATTGGCATAAAAGGCTGTTTGGATAGTCGTCTGAACTACCCCTCGCTTGTGGTTGCCACAATTGCAAGTCAAACTCAATTCACAGCAATAGCAGGCCCCGGCGGAACAATTCCTAGCGGAACATTGTCTGGTGGAGCGGCAGGATTTGTGTATTTCCGTTCAGCGCTTGGGTACGCGCAAAACGGTATGTCTGAGATTTTTGAGAACGCTTCGGCAACCAACGCATCCGTTTACCTTCGTTCCGCGTCTGGTGATGCACTCCCAACGGGAACTGCAAACGGTAACCAATCGCTGACCATTGCTACCACGGCTTCAACGCAAGCAGTTAACTCACCATACACCTATTCTTTTCTGCCAACTACAGAATATCGTTTTATTCTGAAATCAGACATGGCGCAGGTTCTTGACGTTGCAATTGACTCCACGAACGCGCCAACATCTCGTACTCTTCGCACACAGGTTGTCCCAGACCCAAGCAAAGATTACACGCTTCGCTTCCGCATGACCAACGTGGATGCGTTGACTGTACCAACAGCAAAAATTGTGTCCGCCGTTAAGTCCGCATCGGCAACCGCGACCATTACAACTGCAACGCCTCACGGCCTGACGACCAGCGACTACGTTTACGTTTACGGCATTCGTGACACCACAAACTTCCCGGCAGTCACTTCGACTACGGTAGTTGCGTCTGTAATCAACTCCACACAGTTCACGGTCGTCATCGGTTCATCCACTACCGCAACAAGCTACGGCGGCATGGTGGCTCGTGCGCAAGGCTCAAACCTTCCGGCCAGCTTTAACCAAGGCTCAAACGGATCTATTAACTCCGCGCAAGGGGCGAACGGAGAATTGATACTGATCGCTTCAAACGGGTACACATCGTTTGTAGTCGGGGACTACGTTAACCTGTATGGGC